CCAAGGTTGATGTGATGTGGCTCTATAACTCGTATGACAACGAAGAAAAACTCGCGCAGATTTTTCTAGATTGTCAGCTTGACATTCCAACATAAGACAATCGCATAACCCTGATTTCTTGGAAAGGAAAGAAAATGGCTCTCCCGAATAAAGTGTTGCCCGGTTTTAGTGCTGCTCTGTGGGCACAAACTGGTGCCACCCCGACTCCCTTCTCAAACACTAACCTCTCGACTTGGACTGCCCAAGTGCAAGACATCGTCGGCACCACAGCCGGTGGTCTTGGCACCGAGGGTCTGCAACTGAACGTTGAGGCTGTCCCGGCCTTCGGTCAAGATGATGCAATGGCCAACTTCTCGGTTGCCGGTTCGCGTCAATCTGACAAGATTCCGACCCAATCTGCCCCGACCTCTCTGACGGTCACCGCAGCTTGGAACCCCTCGGATGCCGGTCTGCTGCTGATGCGTGCTGACGCCGCCAACGGCACGATTGACCGCACCTTCGTTGTCTCTGCTTATGACGGCACGAACGTGGTTGCCTACGCTTTCAACGGTCGCGTGAGTCAGTTCCAAATTGACGCACAACCCGGCGCGGAAGCTAAGTGCATCTTCACGATCCACCCGCGTGGCAATCAGTACGGTTGGTCAAACAACACCTAAGACATGACCACGACAATACAAAACACGAATGACCTTCTTTCCTTTCTTGTGACCCAAGCCGAGTCCCGCAAGGACTGGTTTGGGTTCACACAACAAAGGATGACGGCGATTTCGTTAGCGCACGAGATTGCTGCGCGTCATGCCGACAAGATGACCCCCGAGGAAGTCGTCGAGTACGCTATCGCAATCAACACGCAAATCTTCCACAAGATCATCAAGCCGCAGTAGGTCATCATGGCAGGCTTCACATTCAAAGTTGAAGGTCTGTCGGATGTGATCGGCGCTTTCAATGAGCTTGCCGAGGAGATTGGCGACAAGAAAGCACGAAGCCGGGTGCTGATACCGGCCATGCGTAAAGCGATGCAGCCGGTCTTGGCAGACGCCAAAGCTACGGCTCCGGTCGATACGGGTGCGCTTGCCAAGCATCTTCAGGTCGAGGCGCGTAGGCCAAACCGCAGGGATCAACGCTCAAAGTACGTCGATCCTAACGATGCGGTGATTGCGGCGGTTACGACCAAGGCATTCCCCAAGAAGCTGCGGGCGCAGTTCAGGGAACAAAACAAATCGCTTTTGGAAAGCAACCCATCGGCTTACCAAAAGAAGTTCAAGAAGTTCGCCATCTCGCAGGGCTTCCCCTACGATGCTCGTGCGGTGGCGCAAGAATTTGGATCGGCTAGGAACCCTGCTCACCCGTTCCTACGACCCGCGTTAGAAAATAACGCAAGCCAAGTTGCCAACAACTTGGGCAAGACATTGGGTGAGCAAATCACAAGATACCGTACGAGGACGAAAAGATGAGCAAGATTGCAGCCGCGCTTGGTGAGTCATACCAAGCCAAGCGGGAAGAACTCCGCATTCGCAAGTTTGAACTTGGAGGGCACACCTTCAAGGTCAGGGTTCCGGTCGTCGCTGAGACTGATGCCATTTTCAAGCGCATCAACGAACCCGACGAAGCCAAGATTCAAGAACTGTTTGAAAAGCTGTCAAAGCCAATTCTTGAATTTAAGGACGACGCCGAAAAGACCGGCTTTAAATTCACCGAGGACGACATTCTGATTGAGGGCAAATCGACCCGGCAGACTGTCCGCACGCAAGTGATGACGCAAACGCGCATCACAGAATTCATCAAGCTGCTTGTCCCTGTAGAGGGCACGATGGCAGACATCACCTACGAGGACATCGAAGCGGAATTCCCGATGTCTACGCAGCTTGCCCTAATTGAGAAGATTGCCGAAGTCATCTCCCCGAACTACCGGGAATCGCGGGGAAACTGACACGCTCGTTGAAGAAACAGGTAGAGGCGGCAATGATCTTCAACGGGCACACACAAGACTCAATTGCTGCCATCGACCATGATGTGATGGGCGATATACAGACGATGTATGCCGACGGGATGCTTGGCAATCACAACGTCATCTACCTGTTGGGGTCGCTTGTCTCGGGCGTCTTCAACTACATGAGATCGGCCAACGCGCAGCCGTTTTCGCTTGAGAAAGTTCTTGGCCCCGCATACGATTACATCTATCCCCCGCTAACCGAGGAACAGAAGAAGGCTCAAGCCAACGAGCAGCTTCTGACCTTTATGACGATGGCACCGGGCTTCAATAAAGAAAGGTTCAAACGTGGCTAACATGATTGCACGCTTGGGCGTACTGCTCGGGCTAAACACTGCCGAATTCAACCAAGGTCTTGCTCAATCGGGCAAGAAGATGGAAGAGTTTGTCGGCAAGGCAAAAGGCATGGCAACAGTGGCAGCAGGCGCATTCGCGGCCATGACTGTCAAAGCAACCATGTTCGCTGATGGAGTTGCCGATATTGCGGCGGCAAATGATGTAGCGATTGATACCGTCGTCAAGCTACAAAACTCGCTTGAGAGGGCGGGGGGCGAATTCAATAATGCGGGCAAGATGTTTGCCTCGTTCAATAACTATGTGGACAAGGCCGCAGAGGGATCGTTTGAGGCGCAACGCAACTTTGCCAAGATGGGCATTTCCCTCAAAGACCTAGAGAGTCTGACGGGTGAGCAGCTTTTCTTACAAACCATTCAAGGCATCGCCAACATTGAAGACCCGTTGACGCGCTCCGCGAAAGCAATGGAAATGTTAGGCAAGGCGGCCAAAGGGGTCGATCTTGCAACGATGGCCAAAGAGATGCAAAGCATGGAGTCGGTCACGGATCGACAGGCCAATGCGATCAAACTGCTTGCTGACTTTTATGGCAGTTTGGAAAAGGCAAGTCGCAATCTAACCTTGAGCTTCATCGACTTTTTGGAGCCTGCGCTTCGCAAGATCAATTCAGCATTGGACAAGATGAGCGAACACGCCAAGTCAGGCACGCTCGTCCAAGGATTTTTTGCAACGCTTGCCGACGATTTTAAGACTGCGCGTATTCAAGCAACGCTTGAGGAAATTGAAAGATTGAACGCCAAGATTGCCGACCCAAATGTCGGAAAGTTTTGGAAGTCGGGATACAGGAAAGAACTAGCAGATGCCATCAAGTTGCTAGACGAACTTCGCGGGCCGCAAAAGCAAGCAACGCAGGCCGATGTGCGAAGGGCTGAACCCGTTGAACCCGCAATGACCGCTGACGGCAAGACAGGCGGCAAGCTCAGGGATATTAAGAAGGGAGTTGATCCCGAAGAAGAAAAGCGCAAGAAAGAAGAAGAGCGCGCAGAGTTGGAGCGTCGTCGTCGCTTTGTGGATGGTATGCGCCGTGCAGACGAAGAATTTGTCGCACGAGAGCAGGCGTCAATTGCTTACGCAAAGTACGTTGATCAAATTGTCAAGGGCGACGAGGCACAAAATCGAGCCATCACTACCGAAGAAAGATTGCTTCATCTTGAGTCGCAGAGAAAAGACATCAAGGAATACAACTATCAGTACCTTCGGTCTTTCATTAATCTGACTGCACAACAAGCCGAGGAACAAGAAAAACTTAGGCAAGCTGAGTTGCTTCCCGCAGACCGAGAGGCGGCGCAAGAGCGTCTTAATCAAATCTATGATCGCAGGCTTAAACTCATCAAACAAATTCGAGATGAAGAGGAAAAAGCCAATCAAGACATCGGCGTGTTTGAAGGCTTAAAAAAGGCTGCGGGCGACTTCTTCAAAGAATTCCCGAGGGACATGGAAACCGGCGCGATGATGTTCGGTTCGCTTATGGGCAACATGACCCGTGCGCTTGACGACTTCGTGCGTACCGGCAAGCTCAACTTTAAAGAGTTTGCCCGCAGCATCATCCTTGACATGATTGCCATTCAACTGAAGGCTTCGGCCATGAAGCTGTTGGCAAGCGTCTTTGGCTTCAACCTTCCCACGCGGGCAATGGGCGGCACGGTTACGGGCAACTCTGCCTATCTCGTGGGTGAGCGCGGGCCTGAACTGTTTGTGCCCCGCATGAGTGGCACCATCATTCCGAATCACAATCTGCAAAGCGCGGGCGCTTCGACCAACATCACGAACTACAACATCCAAGCGATTGATGTGAAGTCGTTTGAGCAAAGGTTACTTGGTAGTTCTAAGGCAATTTGGGCGGCGAATCAGTACGCGCAAAAAGGCTTGGCTGTCACGCCGGGGAGAATGTAAATGTCGTTTCAGACCATCGTTGACATTCAGCAGTCGATGACTGTGAACAACCGGCGCACGGTCGGGCAGCAAGTCACGCGGGGTGGGCAGATCAGAACGGCGCAGTATCTTACTTCCGTTCCTTGGGTCTTCACCATCGTCCCGCACAACTACCTGTACTACCCGCAAGTACGGGATGTAATCCAAACCATCGACAACCTCGACCGGCAGACGGCGGCAAACATCACGTTCAGCGGCACCACGCTTTCTTGGTTCACCGAGTACAAGGGTGGACTTAGCGCGGGGCAGGCTGCGGCTCTGACACTTGCTTCAGTTCCCCCGGCAAACTCGCAGACCATCTCAGTTGGGAATCTTCCCGCCGTCGGCGCGGGCACGGTTGTCTTTGCGGCAGGCGACTTTCTGCAACTCGGCAGCTACGTCTACAAGGTCACGCAACAGGTCTTACGCGGTGGTGGCTCAACCGTTAACGTCAACTTGCACCGCCCCGTCATTGGCACGCCTAGCACGGGCACGCTCACGGCGGTCGGGTCTGCGGTCTACTTCCCGGTCTATGCGGAAGTCTGCCCAACCTATTCGCTCACGCCAATGACCAATGGCGCGTTTGTGACTTGGGATCAGCCCTTCGTGTTCCGGGAGAACGTCGCGCCATGAGTACCACGATGAACGCGCTGAACAGCGCAAACATCCGACACGCTGAGTTTGTCAGGATGGTGGTTGGCAAGACTTCGCCAACGACCTACACATTCTGCAACGCGGCTGCGCCCGTCACCGTCAGCGGGATCACGTTCTCGGGGATGGGGTCACTGCTCGGGATCGGTCAGGTCGAGCGCAATATCAAGTCAACCTCGACCGACATGATGGTGTCGCTGACCGGCATCAACCCGGCCAACGTCGCGCTAATCCTAAGCGCAGACATCAAGGGAAGCACGGTCGAAATTTGGCGCGGCTTCCTTGACTCTGACAATCAGATCATCACCACGCCAACGCAGCAGTTCTTCAAACGCTACCAAGGCATCGTTACCAACGTTTCGATTACCGAGGATTGGAACGACGAGGTACGCAGCAGGATTGCCACTTGCTCGATTTCCTGCACCTCCATGAAGCGGGTGCTAGAAACCTATGTGGCGTCTTCCAAGACCAACAAAACAGTTTGGCAGGATCGTTACGCAGGCGACACATCAATGGATCGTGTTGACGCGATTTCTAGCACCTACTTTGACTTTGGCAAGCCCGCATCCGGTGGCGGCGTGGCAAGTCCGGGCGGCATCAACGGCGGCAACGGCGGCACGACGGTTCCAAGGATTGAGTACGAAGACACCATCGGGCAATGATCAGGGAAGCAAACAAATTCGACATAGATGCTTGCGTTGAGATGATGCGGCAATATGCGGCAGAGTCCCCGATCATCAAGCTAAGAGACAAGAGACTACACGACGAACAGCACATACGGCAGCTTCTCTCCTCGCTCATCATCGGTCGCGGCTTTGTCCTAGTGGACAACGAATATCGCGGGATGGCGGCGGGGATCGTGGTGCCGAATGTGTGGTGCCCCGAGGTTAACGAAGTCAGGGAACTAGCTTGGTGGGTCGCGCCCGAGCATAGGAACACAACGATTGGCGGCAAATTGTTTTTGGCCTACAACAAGAAAGCACAAGAATTGATTGATCAGGAACGGGCAGAGGTTGTCATCATTTCGCTGATGCCTCAAAGCCCTAAGATTGATCTTGAAAGCCGAGGCTTTAAGAAGATTGACTCGACGTACTGCAAGGAATAAAAAATGGTCGGAACAATGATTGCCGCCGCCATCGTCGGCGCTACAACGGGAATCGCATACTACGCGACCGCCTTTGCGATCAACTACGCGCTGTCCTACGTCGTCACTCGCACGTTTGGGGCAAACAGGGCACCTAACCAAGTCGATCCCGGATCACGGCAGCAAATCCCTCCGAGCGCAAACAACCCGATTCCGGTTGTCTATGGCGATGCTTGGCTAGGCGGCACGTTCGTCGATGCGGTGCTATCCACCGACAACAAGACGATGTACTACGTCTTAGTGGTCAGCAACATCTCGCCCGATGGTCAGTTTTTCTTCCGCAGAACCGATCCTGTAACCTTAGAAAATCAGTTCTATTACGGCGACCGTGCAATAACTTTTGACGGCACCGACCCCACCAAAGTCGTAGCCCTGACCGACGGTGCGGGCAACGTAGACACAAAGATTTCGGGCAATCTCTACATCAACCTCTACACCTCCAACGCGGCGGGCACGATTGTCAACGTAACCGGCTCTGCCCCGAGTGTGGTGATGGGTGGCGCTGACATCACGCCTAGCTTGCGGTGGCCTGCAACCAACCGACAGATGAACGGCTTGGCATTCGCCATCGTCAAGCTCACCTACAACAGCGAAGCGGGCACGACGGGACTTCAGCCCCTGACCTTCAAGGTTTCGCATTACCTCAAGAGTGCAGGCGCGGCACGCCCCGGCGATGTGCTTGAGGACTACCTGAAGTCGGATGTGTATGGTTGTGCGGTTCCCATCGGCAACATCAACACCACGGCTTGCGGGGCACTGAACACCTACTCTGACCAACTGATCACATACATCCCCTACACGGGCGGGTCTACCACTCAAGCTCGGTATCGGATCAACGGTGTGCTGAACACGGGCGAGAACGTCCTAAGCAACATCGACCGCATTCTTACTGCTTGTGACTCTTGGCTTGCGTACCAAGAAACCACGGGTCAGTGGATGCCGGTGATCAACAAGGCAGAGTC